TGAATTCTTTTTCAATTTTATCTACTTGAAAAGCATATTTTTCTTTAGAAATAATACCATTTTGATATAATGCACTATAAGAATTTACTATATCTTTTACTTGTGTAGTATAATCACCACCATTGTAAGCAAATTTAGACCCAGCATCAATACTTTTATTAATATTCTCTTGTGCTGTAGCAGTCATAATATCTTTTTGTTTAGCATCATAATTAGCTTTTACTTTTGAAGCTACTTGTGAGTTCACATTCTTAAATGAAACTAATGAAGCACCAACAATATCTTTAGGGAATGTTTGAATAATATCATCTGTCATTTTCTGTGTTGCTTTAGCAAATCCAATAGGATCATCTTTAAACTCATTATAAGCTTGTTCTGTCATATTAGTATATTGTGTTGATAAATGTGCTTGGAATAACTTAGCTTGTGTTTGTTGCATCGCAATATCTTTAATATTAATAGAAGGATGTTTTTCAGTAGCACTTACATAATTATTAATTTTATCTTGTACTGTATTTAATTCATGTTCTGCAAGGATTTTTTGTTGAATAGTTAAATTTTTATTTTTTAAAGTTTGTTCTAATTCTTTTTTCTTATCATTTGATTTTTCCCATTCAACAGTATTCTCTTGTGCTTCTCTTTGACCTTGTATTTGAGCATTTTGTTTACCAAATTCTGCTGAAATATTACCAACTTCATTGAAGAAAGATGTTAAAGATCCTAATACACCTCTAGCAGCCTCAGCTGTAGCTGTTACATTACTTCTTTGAGAGGCATTTAATAAATTTGGAGTACTGCCTTGATACTGAACTGATTGTTTATAATTTCCTGACATTGGAACTCCTTATTTCTTTTTATAATACTTAGGATCAAAAGCATTATTTTTAGCTAATGTAGTTACTCCACTTAATGTAGCAGTACTAGCATCTGTATAACCTTGTAATTTAGCTAAATTACCAGCAGAATTTAAATTACTAACATCTGCTTCACTTTGTATTTTTTCGATATCTCTTTGTGTTTTTAAAGATGCTTCAGCACTTTGTTTATTCAATAAACTTAATTGTTTATCTTCTTGCATTGCTCTTTCATCAGTTGAAGCTGTACTAGACAATGAGTCAAGAGTTCTACCTTGCATCATCGCAGTTAATTGTTGATTTTGAGTAGCATTTGCATAATTTTCTGAAATATCAGCTAATTGTGTTTGATATTGAGTATCAAGATTACTCAATTTTGCAATAGTTTCATAACCAGCAATCTTAGCTTGTGAGGCTCTTTGTTCAGCTTGCATTTGCATCTCAATGGCTTTTATTTTACCATTGTTAATTGATGTGTAAATATTAGCTGCTGTTGAAATAGCTGTACCTGCTGTTGATAGGACAGGATTCCAATTAATTTCATTTGCCATAAATTATTCCTTTTTTCTTTTATTTATATTAAACAGATGAATTACTATCCAAGTAGCTTGTGAAGCTTAATAGATTCATTCTGTATGGATAATCACTTCTTATCTCAAATTGTTTCATTCTATCCCACCCTAATGTATATACTTCTTTTAAACCAGATAATGATTTAGGAGCTGTATTAAATACATATTCATCAAAATTTCTATCAGTAATAAACTGACCATCTACTGTAACCGCTGTACTTTTGTCAAAAATACAATCAATTTTAACAATTCTATTGTAATTTAATTGACCACCATATTGAACACTTGTTAGAGGCAANGTTTTAATAGAAGCACTGAATGGGTATCCTAATTGAGCTTTTGAATATATTCTAGGAACTGTGATTTCACCATTTTGAACTAAAAATTCACCCATATAGTTCTTATCAAGAAGAACAGTTATATTAGTATCATTATAATACTCTAATCCAGATATAGTTTGAGGCACTAATTCAGTATAATTAACAAATATAGGGCAAGTTGTACCCCAAATACCATTCAAGTTATATTCATCACCATGAACACCACCAACTGTATTTTCACAATCTGTTGAAGGAGTTGTACCTAATCTTTCAATATAAGCATCTAAAAATACATCATTATCTTCATTATAATTTGTATTATAACTATATTCTCTTCTATTTAATAATTCTAATGAATATTTACCATGTCTATCAACAATAAAAAACAATGATTGATCTACACCAACTATTTCTTTGATTACACCATCAGTTTCCCAGAAAGTCCAAGCTAATATTTGTTCATTTCTATCAATATTTAAAACAGCTATTGTACCATCAGTATTTAAGAAATATACAAGTTTAGATAAATCAACTTCTGAACTTCTAATAATGACCAGTTGAGATGGTGTTTTAATTACTTGTCTTGCTAATAAAGCAATATTCTTTGAAATATAATTATTAGTATCATAATTATAAATGAAATTCCTTATTGCACCAGATCTATCTACAAATATTGTTGAACCATCTAATGAATCTAAAGCAACATTATCTTTAGAACCCATTCCTGTTTGAAATGTCCAATTAGAATCAGTTGGAGTAATAGGTTTTGAATCATTTGTATATTCTGAACCAGATGTAAATACTTGTAATACATTAGCAGCGTGAATACCAGTAATATGATTTAAAGTGCTTGAGTTGATTGTATCTGCAATAGCATAATCTGCATCCGACTCAGATATATCAAAGTTAAAGAAATCATTTAAAACAGATGCCCAAACTGTCAATGGTTTTGAAGGAGAACCAGCAAAGAATAATCTATTTTGATAAAATGCACAATATTTAGGATAACCTCTTTGAACTTTGTTTTTATCGTTCTCATCAATACCCCATACATTGTATATATTCTCATTAGGTTTATCCCATGTACCAAGAGCAGCGTCGATTTGCTCTCTAATTTCATCAGTAAAGTCCTCACCAATCATTGTTTTAAGTTGTTCTTCAGTCATATTTTTATAATCTGTATTTTTTAATGTAACTCTATTCCTTATAGCCTGTTGTACCATAGAAGAAACTGTTTCATCCCAAGTCATAGCTGTTGATGTACTTTCTGTTCCACCTGTTTCAACAATAGTTATTTTAGTACCCCATCTTTGTTCAGTATCACCAGGATTTGCGGGAACAGGATCATGCCATATTTTTGTAATTGTACCAGTTGTTGGATCCGTTGTTTCTTCCCAATAACCTTTTACTTCATCTGTAGCAGGAGTTTTTTCATAATTTCCACTTGGATACCAAAATAAATCTCTTGTAGTAGTAGTGGTTGTAGTGGTATTACCAGATTTTAATTTAACTGTGCTGACATCAACTGTTTCTGATTTAATTCTTGGTGAAACACCTTCACCTAATGAAATAGCAGCAATAATATCATCTCTTAAATTAAGAATATCATTATTATTTGCTTTTGCTTTTTTAACTCTTGAGGCACCAGCATCATGTTTGTTTTTATCCCAATTAAATTGAGGAATATTCTTTAACTTAATTGTTTGTAATTTCCATACAATATTATTCAAATCACTTCTATCTCTAACTAATTTTTGAGGTTTAACATCACCATGAGTAAAAATCATTGTATCACCAAATTGAACAAAATCCAATTCTTTAGCTTGTTTTAAGGTATATAGTTGAGAGTCAGAATCAACTGTAATTGAAATTAATTCAGATGTAGTAGGGTTCATAATATCCCATATTTTAATATCATTTTCACCAACTAAAACAACATATTTGTCATTAGTATTAAATAAGAACTCAAACATTCTATAATCTTTATCTAATGATGTTAAGAATTGAAATCCAGCTCTTTTATTCATTCCACCGACTGGTTGAACAAACATATTGGTTGCTTCTGCACACCCATTATAATATTTAGGATAATCTATTCTTCCAATAGCATCTTCTGATAAAATACCTGAAACAAGGCTCGATTGTATTATTCTATTATTTTGAGACATTAGTATCCCCTTACATTAGTTAAAGTATTATCTATAAATCCTTCATTAATATCATTTTGTGAATCAACATATTTAGCTAATTTTAAAGCTTCATTATAAAGTGATGTATATAACTCTGTTTTTTTACCATCATTTGTTAATGGATAAGCCATATTTGCAGCCATTAGTTTTTGTAATGCATCAACAGCAGCTGGAGGTAATTTGGTTACTTCAATAACTGCTTGATACTCTAAATATAAATCTTTTGTATTTGATAAAATAGTATCACCATTTATAGAATAATCATTAATAGGAAATGTAGTGTTGATTCTCATTACATCAGATGGTAATTTATATTGGTATAAGAAATCCTTATTTGTAGGTGTTTCTGCCATCATAGATAGTTGTTCATATTTTGTAGCAAAATTCCAATTACTTGCAGATAAGAATGTCTTATATACATTAGGGAATAAGTTCTTAGCAATAGTAGCACCAGCACCAGCATCTTCAAATGAGTTAATGGTAGGATGAGCTAATAATAATAAAGCATTTGAACAAATTGAAATTTCGGATTGCGTAGTATTTATTATAGACATTGTAATTCCTTTTTCTATTATTTATGATAAATTAAGGAATTGTTTGATATAATAAATAGTATAAAGGAGATTCCATGACAACACTATATATTGCAACACATAATATTACTGGATTAAAATATTTTGGGAAAACAGATTTATACCATACTGAAGAAGATTTACAAAAACATTATCATGGTAGTGGAAAATATTGGTTAAGACATTTAAACAAACATGGTGATGATGTAACAATGAAAATTTGGTATCAAGATGATTGTATTCCTGCTGTGTCTGCTCTAGCATTAATGTTTAGTAGAACAAATAATATAGTTGAATGTAATGATTGGGCTAATTTAAAGGAAGAAAATGGAACATCTGGTGGAGCTTGTCCTACTTCTGATGAAACAAAAAAGAAACTTAGGAAAGCAAGATTAGGGACTATTTGTATATCAACAAGAAAAAAGGTTTTAAAATATGATTTACAAGGTAATATTTTATTATGTTATTTGTCTATACAGGGTGTTGAATTAGATGGTTTTGATAAAGAAGCTGTATCTAAATGTTGTTCAAAAAGATTGAATAAAACTCACGGAGGATTTATTTGGAGATTTAAAGATGACCCTCTAATTGAAGAGGAATCATCAAAGATTTTATTTTAGTGATTAAAAGAATTAAACACCGTAAGTGATTGGCACAATACCTTCATCATCAATTAAAACAGCGTTAGCTTTTAATTTACCTAATGATAACCAAGAGATTTTTTGAGATACATAATCAATTTTTGTTTGAATATCCATGTTAAGTGCAAACCCAACAGCTCTTTTATGATAAGCAAATGCTGTATAATCTGTACCATTATCTGCAATACCACCTTCAGCTCTATCAGCTAATTGAATAATATTGAATCCTAAAAATGTATTTACTTCTCCATTAACCAATGCTTTAACAGTATTGTAATCTCTTGAAGTAACTTCAGTAGTTCCAAGTAAATCTGCTAAACCTTTTGATTCAATAACTAATGTTCTTTCTGAAGATGGAACACCTTTTGCATCTAAAGTTTTTTTAGCAGCAATCAATGTATCAATTGATAAAGCTGTACCTGTTGCTCCTACTGCTGGAGTAGTTGTAGTAGCTAATGCATCTAAAATCATTTGATCTGATCTTCTACCTAAAGCACCTGAAATAACTTCACCTAATTCTTTAATTTCTGAGAAATTAACATCTGCTTGTGAAAATACATCTGTATATTCTGGAGCAACATAATCTTGTAATGTAACTTCAACTGTAGAGTGATCAACGCCCATTGGTGTTACATCAGATGATGGTGCACCTCTTAATGAAGCTAAACCTTTACCGATTTTTCTGAAAGTCATTTTGTTTGCTGACTTAGTTGTTTTAACATAAACTGTGTTTCTTAGTTTTTGACTAGCTTGATAC